TCATTTTTGGTTGCGTTCACCAAAAATCTCCTCAGCTCGTGTCTGAAGTTTTACAAGTGCATTGAACATATCGTCCTGGTCCAAAGAACGCTGGGATTTCTTCGTCGTAGGGGCTTTGCGCCTGCGTGAAGGGCCGTCACCGGATGGCACTGATTGTGACCGGTTATTATCCCGTTCGGCCTGCACAAGTTGCGCCATCTCCAGCGCACGGCCAAGACGTTTATTGTCCACAATGGCACCCTGATCGATTTCAGACAGTTTGTCATAGGTGGAGTAGGGAAGTGATACGCCATTAAGCCGGAGCTCTTTATGTCCGTCAGGGTAATGCCAGACATCAATGTATTTACCAATCGCCCGACGACTGAACTCATTGTCTTCAATGAGGTAAAGCACTTTGTCGTACTGCACAGTGAGTGATTTCGACACGCGGCGGGCTTCACGCCAAGTAAACACCATATCAAGATCATCATCGACATCCAGTTCCCGATGAACATCGAACTCCTGGCGAGGCGCTTTTGAAAAACGTCGGTTGTAATCGTTCATGAACTCTTCGGCAAATGCGTTAGCAGATTCCATTGTGCTGATGCCCTGAAGCCTGAGTTCCTTGACCAGTCTGTCCTGAAGGGTTAGATGCGCCCGCTCAACACGACCTTTTGCTGCGCTGGTTTCTGCACAGATGGTTTGAATGTTCAGTTCGTGCATCGCACGTCCAAACTGCGTTTCGCCTTCGCCGCCAGTGGCATTTTTATTGTTGATCCTGAAGACACTGGCTTTGTCGCTATAGAGCGCCAGTGGCTTACCATGCATTTCAATATAGCCCCGTGTCGCTTCAAAATAGGTGAAAGTCGATTCAGATTTTACGAAACGAAGCTGCATCAGACGACTGGTGGCGTCATCAACGTAAACCAGTGCTTACACTTGGGTCCCCGGTTTTCAAACCAGTGATGGTCGCAGCCGTCAATTTGTATGAGTTCACCGGCACAGGCACGTCGGTAACGCGGCTGCTGGATTTTTGGTGCACGTTGCTTACGTGGAACCCAAAGACTGGCCTGAGTCATCAACTTACGAACCGTTTCTTTGGAAATATGAACGCCGTGAACCTCAGCCAGTTTTTCACAGGCCAGAGTCGGACCGAAATCGTTATAGCGTTCGCGAATAATATTCAGCGCGTATGCGGCCAGTCCCTGAGGCAGCTGATTATTGCTGGATTTACCACGACGGCGGCTGGTCATGCCAAGCGGACCATCTTCACGATAACGCGCAAGCAGACGACGGCACTGGCGGTCGGAGATACCAAGCCGCTGCGCTGCCATCTGTGTTGTCAGACGCCGGTCGATGACGTCCTGAATAATCTTGAGTCGGTTAACTTCATCCAAAGTGAAAAACTCCGCTGCGAGAGCCGTCATGGTAATCCTTACTTGATTATACACGCCGGACATCTTAACTTAGCCCAAGGCGGACATTACAACTTTGCTGTTACAATATTGGTGCACATAATGTGACACGCGTTATGTTGAAAAGGCCGCTGCGATACTTTCCACCGCAGCGGCCTTTTTATACATAACGCCATTGTGCGCACTGTTGTGTATTCAGTCGTTGCTTCTGTTGATTTTATTGTGTGCCCTCAGGACGATTGGCAACACTATTGTTATGACGCTGAACAAAAACATGCCGAACAGACTACCGGCAATCAGGTATTTCATTAGTAAATCCAGAATCATGTCGTGCATGGTTTTTCTGAGCTGATGTTGTTAATCCTGTCGGGACTCTACATTCCTTTAGCTATTTTTTAAATCGTATTTTCGTATCCGAGACGCCAGCACGCCGATGAAGAAGATAAGGGGAGGAGGACGGAGGAACGCCAGCCGCACCCGCCCGCAGGGTCGAGGACGGGAGCGCCTGCCGTGACGACGGACGATAATCACGATGATGATGATTCTTGGCGTGTTTGGGCAGGGATAAACCCCCGTCTTGTAACACGGGGGTAGAGTCAACGGAAACTCAAGGGTTTCCAGTTAAACCGTATCCTTTCGATCCTTCGCGGGTAGTCTGCTGAATGCAGGAAAAGGGATCACATTGCCTTTTTTTTCTTAAGTTCTTCTTTGCTTATTAGATCTTTCACCGCATCATCTAAGTAGTTGTCTATTAAGTGGTTTACTATCTCTGATGGTTTTAGTAGCTCACCTGTTTTATTACCGATTTCCAGCACTCTTCGTTTTAGCTCCAGTTTTCTGTTTTCGTTAATCCTTACGGTTGTGTCTCCGCGCTTTGTTTCTTTTTTCATCAAAATTTACCTCTATGTCCTTTCAATAGAAGGTGATTATTCCATTTTTTTTACACCCGCATAGCGCATGCGTATTTACAACACACATTAAATGTGATTATGATGCGCGCATGCGGTAAATATATTGCGGTGCAAACATGTCTCACGAGATTGTTTACTACGATTACATTCCTGATTATGGCGTTAATGCCTGCATTGATGGTGAATGGGATTTCTTCAGCTCATTTAATGAGCTGTTCATTGCATGCGTTGAAACAATCGGGGATGACTTCGTTCTGGTATCTGTTGCACTGCCTTCTGGTTCATGGGTCGGTTATCAGGAGACTGTTTGCTAATGAAGCCGGTTCAGGAAACCATACGTCACGTCTTCATAGACCATCTTGCTTTCACTTTTCCAATAAGTGAGCTTAAGAATCTTGAGACTTTCGACGGTGCTATTCAGTTCTGGCGTAAGTATGGTTCCATGCCGCGTCTGCGTGATTTTCTGCCCGGTCGTGATGCCTTCTTTCGTGATGTGGTTGATCCTGAAACTCGATGCTGGGTTCCTGATGATGCGGAATCAGATAAAATTTGTAGCGGTATTTCTGGCGATAGAGCGTTAATTGAACATCAAATTGAACAATATAATCAGGCTGTTCAGGCTGCGTATTTGCATCGCCTTAAAATCTGGTTATCCAGTGCTTTCGGTTTGAGTATGGGACCTGAACGGGACCGTGGTGGCTTTAATTATCGTTGTTCTGCGCCATTATTTTCTGATGATGGCGGTAATAATCTACATGGCTTTGCATTCTGGGGTGGAAACAATAACACGGTATATATACAGATTTCCGGTCTGGGATGTGCTCATGTATTTAGTGGTACTGAGCCTCAGGATGTATTCAAATGGTTGAAACATCTGAATATTACTACGCTCAAGCGTATTGATTTGGCTGTTGATGATTTCGATGGTGTTTTTACATGCGATGCAGCTGTTCGCGATCATCGTTCTGGCGCGTTTTATAGTGGTAAGGGGCCGCGTCCGGGTTTTTCGAATTCCTGTAAGTGGGATGGTCGCGCATTATTAAAGCAGGAGATGTACACGTTTGGTTCCCGGCAATCGCGTGTTTACTGGCGTATCTATAATAAAGCGCTTGAACAAAAAGTCAGTGGTACGTGGAATCGTTCTGAGGTCGAGCTTAAAGGGGTTCCTGTTGATGTACTGCTTGATATTGCCGGTTATTTTACGGGATTGTGTGATTATGCTGCACAAATCAATCCAGCTAAACCACGCAAGTTTAATCCTTATCGTCCTGACTTAGCGGACGAAAAAAAGGCAATTAATGCACTGGAACATAATGTTCACTGGTTACGTAAGCAGTGCTCTAAATCTGTTGCAAAGTTATTTCATCTTCTCGGTAATGATTATGAGGCGGTATTTACTGCCATTGTCAGACATGAGGATATACAGGATGAGAAGATTAGATTTTCAATACCGGATGTTTATCGGCAGGTGATTGCAGGTAAATTCTATAATCGTTCAGTTCCATTTTAAGGTGGTTCTATGAAAAATGAGACTTTAAAGATAGTTTTTGTTCAATTTGGTAAAATTGAAGATTCAGATACTGAATGGGCGAATGCTCAGGCGTTGTCTACTACTTATTCATCTTCTCAGGCAGCAGGGCGTGCATCTGCCGGATTTGCTCCAGGAAAAATTGATGTTAGTCCTGATAATAATCATTCCGTTGGATTGCGCCTTCGTGATGATTTGAATTTTGCCCGTGAACATGGTGGTTTTTATATTGAGATTTTGCCAGCTTATGGTATGAAGTCCAAAAAAGGAGCAATGGTTAGCGTTCTTTCTGACTATCAATTAATTTATCCTAAGCGGGATAAATAGTTTTATGTCTGTTAATTCGGATTCAGTTTCCACGCAAATTAATGCTATTTGCGTGGGGATACCTGATGTGTCGGGGATTTATTCCTCGGCGTTTTTAACGGGATTTTCACTGCCAGTATTTTGTTTTTTTCTTGGCATGATTATTTCCACAATTTGGAGTTTAATAAGGAGACTTTAATTATGTTTGCAAAAATGACCAATTTTTTTAAGGGTGTTGATAAGAAAGTTGCAGCTTTATCTTTTTCCGCTGCTTCTGCTCTTGCTGTATCTCCGTCTTTTGCTGGTACAGTCGATTTTTCATCATTGACTAACAGCATTGATATGTCTTCTGTTTCTGCTGTTATTCTTTCTATCGGTGTTGCAGGAGTTACAGTTTATCTGACTTTTGCTGGCGTTCGTAAAGTATGGGGAGCCATCAGAAGTATCTGAGTTGTTTTTTATGAGGAAGGGCGGATATTCCGCCCTTTTTTTGGATATTTATGTTTGATTTTATTTTTATGATGTTTGGTTCCCTTTGTGGGTTATGTTGCGTCATTGGCTTTAAATCTAATTTGTGAGGTTTTATGTCTACTCAAGAATTTAAAGTTAAATTGCCAGAATACACTATCGAGCAGATAGAAAGAATTATTTACAATAAAAATACAACCATTGAAGAATATGTTGTTTCAGTTATTCTTGAAAAAGCCGATCAGGATTTCCGTCGAATTGTAAAACCATTTAGTTTTTACTGGTGATGAAATGAGTTTTTTGAAAAATATTTCTGTGTCGCTATTGTACGTTTTGTTAACAAATCACGCCTGTGCTGAAACAGCGACACTGACTACCACAACATTTTCTTCTGAATTGTCCGGTATTATTAATCGCAAATTATCTGCAATGGGGGCCAGCGCCTCATCTATTTCGGCAACGTTATCAGGATATTCACGTGCGGCAGCGTCTTTTGCATCAAATTATGCTGCATCTGCCGGGATTTCTGCTTCAGCAATGTCGTGGAGTACTCTGGCTTACGGTCTTGGTGTAACTACAGTCAGTCTTGGAATTTATGCCGCAGGAAAACCTTTTGCTGAGGAGGTGGCAAAATTGGTTTTAGATAAAAACGGCTATAACGCGTTTTATTACACTCCAGCCATGAGTGCGGGTGTCAAGGCCTGGCATGGCGGGTTTGATAATTGCTACGTTACCAGTACTTCGCCGTTTTCTGCTGCTGCGCGGGTTATTCAGTGCTTACCTCCTGAAGATAAAGCCTCGCTTCAGTCGTCTTATTATACTCCTCCGAAGAGTATCGTTGATAATGAGTGGTACAGTTTCTACTACGCTTATTATTTTCGAGGTTCCTGGTCCCAGAGTTCGTTTGTATTCTGGTCAGTAACGTTAAGTGAGGATTCTGTTTTTTGTGATAACGGTCAGGTTCTGTTTTATTCTGATGGTAATTCTACTTGCGAGGCAGCAACCACTGAAAATCCATTCTCATCGTCTCTCCACGTGCCATCTTTCTCTGGAAATAATCTGGCATCTCAGGATATTGCAGATATTCTTAACGGGCTGACTGAACAATTAGATGGCCTCTCTGAATATCGCGGGATATCTTCGTTTTTATTGAAATATTCCTCTGCTGACGTAGACAATTATCGTTCTACGGTAGATCTCCGCATCGGTGATTCTGCAAGTTTTACAGAATCTGGTGTTATTGCTATTCCTCCGACACCAGGTGGTGATACCAGCAATTCTGGAGGTAAATATACCCCTCCTGTTATTGACCCCGGTTTTAAGCCCGTTGGAGGTACGGGCAGCGGTACGGGTACAGGCAGTGGTACGGGTACAGGCAGTGGTACGGGTACAGGCAGTGGTACGGGTACAGGCAGTGGTACGGGTACAGGCAGCGGTACGGGTACAGGCAGCGGTACGGGTACAGGCAGCGGTACGGGTACAGGCAGCGGTACGGGTACAGGCAGCGGTACGGGTACAGGCACTGGAACGGGTACGGGCACTGGAACGGGTACAGGCACTGGAACGGGTAGCGGTACAGGAGCTGGAGTCGGAACAGGTTCTGGCAGTACCACTGTAACAGGTAATGCTACGGTAAATGTTAACGTGACTGTGTCAAATGACTTTGGCACTGCACCTTCAGTGGATACGCCTGATATTTCATCTCCTGAGCCTTCATCATTCATTTCTCCATTGTGGAATATGTGGCCTTCTGCGCGTGATTTTTCACTGACAATTCCACGGGGGCAGTGTCCTGTCTTTACATTCAATATCTGGAATAAAGATTATCAACTGGATACTTTTTGTGTGCTGCTTGATACCGATGAAGTCAGGGCCACTTTCAGGGTGATTATGACGCTGATTGGCTCCATGCTTTCATTCTTTATTGTTCTTCGGTCCTGATAATCAGGTGGTGAATTATGTTTGCCATTTTTATTGCTGCAATAAATACTGCTCTTGGTTTTATTTTTCGTACTGCACTCATTAAGTTTGTAATGTTCTCTGCAATTTATATTATGGTTGTAGAAGTTCTTCCGTTGATTGTGACTCATCTTCCTGATGGTAGCAGTATTTCCTCGCTTTTTTCAGAGTTGCCTTCTTCTGTTTTGTGGTTTCTTAATCTGATGTCTTTTGATGTTGTTTTGCCCATGATGGTTTCAGCCATGTTTACGCGTTTCTTTATACGCCGCATTCCATTCTTTAATTAAGAGGGTGATTTATGGCTATTACTGCATATATTGGCGTGCCGGGTTCTGGCAAATCTTATGAAGTGGTTAAGTCTGTTATTATTCCGGCTGTTGCATCCGGCCGAAGGATTGTCTAAAATATATACGGACTGAATCATGAGGCAATCATTCAGTATTGTTATAAAAACAAACTGATAAGTGATGATATTTCACCAGGTGAAATCATTCATGTTGAAAATGAGCGGGTTATGTCCCCTGATTTTTATCCGGTTAAGGGAAATCAGGATAAATCACTCTGCCAGCCAGGTGATTTAATTATTCTCGATGAGTGTCATCGTTTTTTTACATCAGATAAAGCTTTGTCATCTGATGCCCGTATCTTTGCTGCCGAGCATCGCCATTATGCTGATGAAAAAACGGGGCAAACCTGCGACCTTGTTCTTATTAATCAGGCATTGACAACGTTGCCTCGCTTTCTTCGTGAGCGTATTGAGCAGACTTTCAGAATGAAAAAACTGATTGGTCTTTCTCATAAAAGTTATCGCGTTGATGTTTTCGACGGTTCCAGAACCACAAAGGCAACGCATCTTTCAAATTATGTCTGCCGTTACAGTAAAGATATTTACCCGCTTTACAGCTCTCATGATGTTAAGGGAGCGGTGGAAACAAGAACTGACGCAAGGGCGGTTTTGTTTAAACCGCAGGTTATTCTTTTGTTTATTTTTCTTATATTGCTTTCTGTTTATCTCTTCTTTAGTTTTCTTTTGCCTTTTTTTAATCCGCAGAAAAAAACAGAACAGGCACAGCAGTCAGCGCCGTTACGTTCTTCGCCGTCTTCGCCGTCGGTTAATGTTTCGCCTTCACCGGAGAATAAAACCGCTCCTGCTCCTTCTCAAAAGTGGTGCGTAATAGGGCGTTTTAATGACGGGGACCGGAACTATGTTTTTCTGCGCGATACGGATAATCGCCTTCGTATGATTTCCGCAAATAAATTCAGGGGGCTGAATATTATGCTTGAGGGAGAGGTGGACGGCGTGAAGGTTGTTGCATGGTCCTGTAATAATCCGGTTTCTTTCAGGGGGCAAAAATGA